CCCAACCACCTGTCCCCCCTCACTCGCCAGTGATGCCAGTGGATCTGACCAGGCGGGACAGCTTTTGGGGGTATCCCCAAGGCAAGAACGCACCATGGAGGAGCTGAACCAGCTCATGGCGGAAGCGGCCAAACTTTGGGACTAAACTTTCGCCACGGCAAAGAAGGGGGTTGCGGCCCCCTCCAATGCGTCGCCGCTCCAGCGGCCGCATAACCCCGTCGATCCTGCGTCCGGAGCCTGCTCCGGTGATCTTATGTCTTCAACACCGATCAAGGCCGGTACTTGGATTTGCGATCACGGTGACATCCGTGTCTCGCCTGATGGCCAGCCAAGCGTCTTCGACATGATCCGCGTGCTGGGCGGGCAGAAGAACCCAAAACAAGTCTGGTTGCGGCTTAAAGAGGCGCATCCGGAGGTAGTCACAAAGTGTGACCACCTCCAATTCCCCGGTCCGGGCCAGCGCGACACTCCAGTTGCTAAAGCAAAGGAGGATGCCTACTACATCCTCGGGTTGTTGCCTGGAGCAGTCGGCAAACAATATAGAGAAGAAGCGGCTAAGTTATTTGTAACTTTCCTAGATACACCAGAAAAAGCTGCTTATTTAGCCGTAGATAGGTTATCCGAAGAAGAACTTAAACGCTTTGAAGCCCGGTTAAACGGTAAACGTACACGTAAATTTTTCACCGATGTGCTTCAGCAGCACGGCGTGCAGCAGCACGGCTTTGGACAATGCACAAACGCTGTCTACATCCCGCTTTTTGGGCGTACAGCTGACATGTTAAAAACAGAAATTGCTCAAACTAATAATATCGAGCGCAGAAAAGTAAACCCTAGAGATTACTTTGATATTGAAGACCTTACGTACGTAGAGACTGCCGAGCGCGTAGCCGCCGGACAGTTACGGCGTAAAAATGTTTACGGTAATTATTCAGTGGCTAAAGAAGTTAGAAACTGCACCGAATATACTAAAAAACTATTAGATGGCGAGATTGATATTCCAGACGTACATTGATACAGACGCCGGGGCCGCTAGGAGTGCCTAACTTTTTCTTAGGGCTCATGCGGGTTGCCGCGTGGCTGATCTGGAGAGAACCCGTGGCCAAACCTGAACCGCCTCAGCCGAAGCGTCCCAGGAAGCCAACCCTGGGTTACACCGTCGGTGACATCCCCTTCGAACTGATGGCCGTGGTGCGCGTTCAGTGGTACCGAAGGGGCCGGGCATATGAGGTTGAGGAATACCAGATCGAGGAGTGCCCTGATGCCCAAGCGCAGTTCCACTACATCGTTGGGACGGCGCTCAAGCAGGGCGCTGACGTCTGCGTGCTGACCCAGTACCAGCCGGAAGACTTAGGAGTCCCGGCGTGATTCCGCCGGTGGTGATATTCGGGCTGACGTGGCTGCTGGGGATGCTGGCGGCCACGGTCTACCTGACCACCTGGTCACATTAAGAAGTGCAACAGCCCGGCTGGACGCTCAGCTGGCTGTGTGCAACAGTAAGGGCACGCCCGCAACGGCGTGCCTTTTATTACTGATTGACATGGACGATTTCACCTGCACCAAAGTTGACAACACCAAGCTCAGCCCGTGGTACTTCGCCGTCCACTGGGCCGCTATCCATCTCCAAGAAAAAATCGTCGATAGTGAGCGTCTCGGTGTAGACCCGACTTACGACATGCTCCAGCTCAAGCAGCTGCAGGACTTGGAACAGTTCTTGAAAATGAGCTGGGACCAGTGGATGGATGGCATCGAAAGTCGCCAAACTACTACGGAGGCCAAATGAGCCAGGTACTAGAAATTGAGGATCTGTGGTTTGAGGATGGTGGCTCCCGCATTGTTGTTGATGCCGTTGTTGACGACATGGTGGTGGTCCACTCGCAGACGCACCTCGATCCACCAGAGTGGGGGCCTGCCTTGTGCCGAGGCTCCTTCGACCTTCACGAAGAGGATCTGATTCCCGCCAGCGATGAAGGACTCCGCAAACTACTCTCCGAGCGAATCGACGACTGGGCCCCGCTCGACACGTCTGATTGGGACGACTGAAGCCCGCGAGCTTCGGAACGAGCCCGATTACGACGACTGGGAATACGGCACCGAGCCAATCCCCGGCGACACGCACTGGGTCAGGGCCAAAACTTTGACCCAGCTGTATCGTCACCTGATCTACGTGTTTGCCACCAGCGACACGATCTGCTCCAGCAGACTCGCCAAGCTGGCCATCCACGAGATTCTCAAGTTGCGTCTCACGGATCTCACCCGGTTACGCCACCAAGATCCCAGGTATTTCGCATGAACTTTGACTGGTACAACGATTACTATCGTCAGTCCCGGGGTTACGGCCCCGGTGAAATCGCCGATCTCTATCGGCAACCTGCTAAACCCTCCACCTCCGTTCCAAGGGAATTTCAAGGGCGTTTTGCGACGCCCGCTGAATACGACGCTTGGGTGCGCGAGCGCTGGAGCATTTACACCAACGGCTATTGATGACTGAAAACAATCTGGTTCCGTTCTACAGGTCCTTCCTGTTGAGCCAGACCGTCTACTTGGACAAGATCAAGGACATGCCGCTTCGAGACCTGGAGCTGCTAAACGTGGAAACGTTGGCGGCTCTGAACGAAGCTCGGCATAACTACGCCGCGATCGAGGACAAGCAAAGCGAGGATGCCAGCAATGAGTTTCGGCGCATGAAAATCGCCGGCTATTTCCAGGCTGCGCTCCAGATCGAGCTTTCTTCTCGCTGATCCTGTATTACACTCTCACCGTTCTACTGATGAACATGCACATTCTTTCTGACGAACAGTTCCAGCAGATTGTCACTGCCCTGGAGCACGCCTTCGTGGCCATCAACGCCTGCCAGCACGTCGAACTTGACGTGACCAAACCGGCAGTTGCACCAGCAGCTAAGGCTGTACGCGCAACCGCCGCACAAAAGCCGAAGTCTCAACGTAAGACTCGTGGGTCCAGCCGCAAGGCGAGGGCGGCGCTGACGGAGAAGAAGGTGCTGGAGATTAAGCGCCAGCTGCAGGCTGGTGGGAAGTCGGTTGCCAAAATCGCTCGGGAATTTGGCGTCCACAGCACCACGATCAACTGCATCAAGTGGGGCAAGACATGGAAGCATGTGTCGCTCCAGCAGGATCAGCCCACCGCCGTGGTGATCTGAGGTGTCGATCCTGTGTGACCATCAGATTGTGTCGCTGGTGCGGCGGAATCTGGTTAGCCCTTACGATCCGGAGATGGTGAATCCCGCGAGTCTCGATGTGAGACTCGGCGAGAACATACTGGTGGAAGTGCCGGAAGTACCGGCTTTACTTCCTTTCAGTATTGCGGGGTACACGCAGGAGGAACCTTTCTTGCTCCAGCCGCATGAGTTCATACTCGCGGAGACGTTGGAGGAGTTCCAGCTGCCTGACTGTATTGCTGGGCAGCTGGCGCTCAAATCCAGTCGGGCTAGGGAGGGGATTGAGCATTTGCTTGCTGGGTATATCGACCCTGGTTACAAAGGGCGGTTGACGCTGGAGCTGCAAAATGCACGCTCTATGCATCCAGTTTCATTGTGGCCTGGGATGCGGATTGCACAGATTGTGTTCCACCGCATGTCAATGTTGCCCGGTAAGGATTATTCGATGACTGGCCGTTATCACGGCGATACCACCGTTCAGGAATCCAAAGGATGAGCGACTTTCAGTTCCAGGTCAGTGATGCCGTGCATCATCCCAGCCATTACACCGCCGGGAAGATAGAAGTCATTGACATCTTGGAGGATTGGGTCCAGCACGCGCCAGACGCTGTGGTGGGCTCGCTCCAGTGGCAGTGCCTGAAATACCTAAGCCGGATGTGGTTAAAAAAGGATCCGCTGGAGGACGCCGAAAAATGTCGGTGGTATTTAAACCGGCTTATTAACACCCTTGCAACTGAGCCTTATCGCAATGACTGACTACAAAGCAACGCCCGCACAGTGGCAGCAGATTGAAAACAGTCAAGTTTTTAATGGAAGCTTTCAGGCGTGTGTTCTTGAGTTGCGTTCCAGGGTTGAAAAACTTGAACTAGGCGCTGGCATTTGTAAAGCCGTGGCCAATGAGGTGGGGCGCATGTATCCCATGCCTATTCCAGATCGCTGGTACTGGATTCGAGAATCTGTCGACGGCGATTGGTTTCCCGCTTTTTATCACAAAACGGTTGGGTGGACCAATGGGGATACGTGGGAAGATTGGGACAAACAGGTTGTGCAATGGCATTTGATTCCATTGCCGCCATCAGAGCTTTCGCAGAAGGGGGATGCTGATGACTGAACTCTCTTCCGCCGCGCAGGCAATTTTGGATGCCTACCAGTTCGCACCAATCGACGATCACCTTACGGCTGCTGCTGTCCTAAAAGCTGCTGCTCAACAGATGGCTTATGAAGCCTATGGCGACGGCTGGTTTGAACTGGTTGTAGATGTTTCCGATCTTTATGCCATCGCCGATGAGCTGGAGCAGTTCGATGCGTGAGCCGAAGAGACCGCCGACTAAGACGTCGTTTCGGGAGGGCTCTATTCCAGGGACGGCGGTGTTAACGCCGCAGAACGCGCTGGATTTGAGGCATCTTTATGCCTCGGGCTTTTCTATTTCCAAGCTGGCCAAGGTGTACGGGATTTCGTACCAGCACGCTTGGGACATTGTTAAAAACAAGAAGTGGAAAAATGCGGTGCGCCAGGTGTGATTTTCAGCGGATGGATGTGGATCGCACTTGCCGGGATACGGCGGAGTCGATTTTGCGCCAGCGGAAATGCCCGCAATGTGGTCACAAGGTTTTTACGGTCGAGGTTGAGTTGCCCGATGGCGCAGCTCAACACACAAACCAGGGCGTGATGAGACGTCTGCCGGGATTTTTACGTGTTCGTTTTTTCTGATGCAAGTTCCAATCAACAGTCGCCGCTGCATCCAGTGCGGCGCCATTACGACTAACGCCGTCTACTGCTTTAAGTGTTATCGCTCCAGCGATGCAGGAAAAGCTGAGCTGCGGCTGCAGCATTTGTTGAAAAAGCACAAGCCGCTGCCGGATGGCGGGGAGTGCCGGACCTGTGTTCACTGGTACCACCGCTGCACGTTGGGGATTCCCGAGGGTGGGACGGAACTGGCTGCACTGTGTGCGGCCAAAGAGCTGACAGGTGTGTTAGAGTAATACAGAACACGCCCTACCCGGCATGAACATTCTTCAGGGGATCGAGCACCTGCACACGCTCGACGGCGCCAGCTTTGTGGCGTTTGACGTGGAGACCACTGGGCTCCAGCCGAAATTTGGTGGTCTGCGGCTGCTGCAGCTGGCCACCGTAAACCAACCGCCCGTCGTACTGGACTGCTGGCAGTTCAGCGATGAGGATTGGATCACGCTGGAAAACTTTTTCACTAAGGAGCGGACTTGGCTAGCGCACAATGCGGTGTTCGACCTGGGCTGGCTCCAAGAGCATGAGATTTACCCGGAAGGGCAGGTGCTCTGTTCGATGCTGGCCAGCCGGATCTTGACCAACGGCTTGGCCAACGTAAAGAACGGGCTCCAGCACGTGGTGCGGCGGTATCTGGGCTACGAAATTTCAAAGGAGGAGCAGGCCAGCAACTGGTCGGCGGATTTGTCAGCGAGTCAGCTGGAGTATGCGGCGAAGGATGTGGTGGTGTTGACGGAGTTGTGGGAGCCAATCATGCAGCGGATGGCGGCTGCTTCGCCGCCGTTGTTGCCGGCTTGGCACCTGGAGTGCAAGGCGTTGCCGGCGATGGCGCAGCTGTGGCGCACCGGGCTTCCTTTCGACAAGGACTCCTTACAACAACTGATCGAGGACCTCGATATTGAGCACAACGAGGTTGGCGCCAAGTTCATCGAAGACTTTGATGCCGCGCTGCCCGATCACGCCAAACTGCACCGTGGGTTGGACGGCAGCATCCTGTACCAGACAAAGCCCGGAGCGAAAGGTAAGAAAACTGATCCTGATGTTTTCAACCTAAATAGTCCGGTGCAGTTGCTGGCGAAGTTCACCGCGCTGTTGGGTGAAGCTCCAGTCGATATGAAGACCGGCAAGAAAAGTGCGAGTAAGTCTGCGCTCCAGGAATACATTGGAGATCACAAACTTATTGCGGATTATTTGCGGTGGAAACGTGTAGAGAAGCGGCGGCAAATGGCGGAGACTTTGTTAAAGAATTTGTCGGATGATGGGTTTATTCGTGCTAGCTATCTGCAGATGGGGGCTGACACCGGGAGGATGAGTTGCATGAGTCCCAATTTGCAACAAGTGCCGCGGGACGTGCGTTTTCGGGCTTGTGTGCAGGCACCAACTGGTTGGCGACTGGTTGTAGCGGACTATGGACAGATGGAATTGCGGCTGGCGGCAGCGGAAGCTCAAGATCCTCTTATGACTCAGGTGTTCCAGCAGGGGAAAGACCTGCATACGATTACAGCGACGCAAATTTACGGGGTCAAGGAAGAAGATGTTACAAAAGAGCAGCGGCAAGTTAGCAAATCAGCCAACTTTGGTTTGTTATACGGAAGCGGTGCAAAAGGGCTCAGAAATTATGCAGCAGCGATGGGAATCCAGATGGATCTTGATGAGGCTGCGACGGTGCGGGAAAAGTTCCACGCTGCATATAAAGGCATCTCCACATGGCAGCGCAACAATGCTCGCGCTGCTGATGCGGCTGCGGACAATCCATCTATCCGCATACGCATCTCGGGCTTGCGGCGGTTTCTACCGGGCGAGAACAATAAACTTACGACCCGTTGCAACACCCCAATCCAGGGAGCTGGTGCCGCCGTGCTCAAACTTACGCTCGGCAAACTGTGGCCGTTCCTTAAAGCAGACGGAGAAGACCGGGTGCGCTTGGCCGGCGTGGTGCATGACGAGATCATCCTGCTCGTAAAAGAAGAGCACGCCGACGTTTGGGCTGCTCAGCTCCAGGCAATCATGGAAGAAGCTGAAGCTAAGTGGCTTGGCGATATTCCGCCGCTGGCCGAGGCTAAGGTCGGGTTGAGCTGGGACCAGGCAAAGTGATCCGGGAGGACTTCGAGTATCGGGTCAGGATGTATGCACTCCATGGCCCGATGCACGATGTTTATGTTGTGGCGCCGGATGCGTTCCAGGCGCACATGCAGGTCAGGCAGCAATATCCCGGCAGACTGGTCCAGTCCATCAAGCGAGTCTCAGAGTTAGACCAGTGAGTCCAGCCCGCACGGGAAGGGAACTTGTGATGGAGTGGCTCCAGCGGGAGATTCGGCTGGCGAAGACGGCGGATTTGCAGCGGGCAGCGAATTTTTTGGAGTGGGCGCGGGGGATTCGGGCTGGGTGTTCCAAGCAGAGGAGTGGGGCGAGACGGGCGCAGTTCAATGCGTGGCGGAAAAAAGTGGACGACGATATTCGGTGGTAGGTCTAGTGTGTCTCATTGTGCTATTGTGTATGAGACTAGACCACGTACCATGCCGCTGAAGCACGGATCGAAGCTGTATTGCCAGTTGCTGCTGGATCCCCATCGGTACAAGTTGGCGGAAAATCTTGCGGCTGGGGAAGGTAAAAAGGTGACGGCGCTGCTGCGGGAGATGGTTTATACGGC